AATTATAAAAACATAGATAATACCGTATATCTAAACTCCATTAAAGATTTAGAAGTTGTTTTAGAATCAAAAAAACAAATAAAAAAAGTATTAACAGAAAATACTAAAAAAGAGGAAGTCGTAACCGAAAACTATAACTTACCAATCTCAACAATGGTAAGTATTGCTAATAAAAAATTATCTGAAGAATTTTCAAACCTTAACGAGTCGGATAAAAACGAATTAAAACAAATAGTTTCTTTATCTTCAAACGATTTAAAAAAAGAAGTTAATGGACTTAAAGAAGATATTGTTTCCAAGCTTAAAAATAAAATAAATGAATCATCTGAAAAAGATTTAGAATTAACAATTACGGAAACAATTAATAAAGTAATGGAATCTAAAGTTGACCATTATAATTTATATAAACTTAGAAAATTAAACGAGGGATTATGAGAAAATTTTTTACAAGTATGTTCAGTGATGGTAAAGGAAACATATCATCAAAAAGAATTGGTGGGATAATTTGTGTATTATTTTTAAATGTTACACTTTTAGCGAATTCTTTTTCGCACGGAAACATTAAACCATCTGACATTTTAGTAGAAACTGTAGGTCTTTTAGCTTTTGGTTGTTTAGGTCTTACTTCTACTGAAGCAATCTTTGGCAAAAAGTTTGATAATAAATCTGACGATACTCAGTCTTGATTTTTTGACTTTTGAATATACTTAGCCTTTTTTATTTCAGCCCTCCTCACAACGGAGGGTTTTTTATATTCCTTTCTTTCTTTTAATATTTCTTGTTGTTTTGTTTTAAACACTTTATATTTGTAAGTTTTAAGTGCTTGCTCAATAGATTTTTCATTTTTTACTTCTACTATAATCATAATTTTTTCCCTTTTATAATATAAATATAAGGAATTTTTTCAAATTTTGACAACCCTAAAAAGTTTTCTTATATTTTTAAAAACAAATAAACGTATAAGAAATGAAAAATGAAAAAAGGGAAAACGTCAAAATTAAACATTTTTGATGATGCAAAATGCCATTACGGAACGGTAGATTCTAAAAATTTAAAAAGTGTTTACATTGTATTACAAACTTGGGTTGAACCGATAGTTTTTGAAGATAATTGGAATAGGATAACAGGTTTAATAAAAAGACAAATTTTACATACGTTATTAGAGGTAGTTGATGGATTCACATTTGAAAGAAAACAAATCGTGGATTTAGATTTAAGAACAAGTGGAATACAAAAAAATAAAAAAAGTTTTCTAAATTTAGAAATAACCTTATTTGTCCACGACCAATCAATAGATTTTAAATCAATTTTATTAAGGTCAAAAATTAAAAAAATCATATCATCCATTTATTATGACGATTTAAAAAAATCAAAGTATTTTATGTTAAGTAAAACAAAAATTAAAGAAACTGAACTTGTATAATATTTATCATAAAAAACATTATGAAAATATTAGGACCAAGTGATACAGGAAAAGGTATATTAGTTGAGTGGGATGCGGGGATAATTAACCCAAATGAACATAGAAATAGTCAAATGATTAAAGAATCATACGGACAATTAGACCATTCAAAACCATTTGTATTTTATGCGACACTTCAAAAATATGGGACACCGAATAGAAATGGAAGAATTTATCCTGAAAAAATTCTAAAACGTGAGGCAGAAAAATACAAAGATATGATTAATCGTGGGATGTCAATATCTGAACTAAACCATCCCGAATCTTCACTTATTGATTTAGATAGAGTTGCTCATATCATAACCGATATATGGTGGGAAGATAACGTTTTAATGGGAAAGATTAAATTATTAACAACCCCTGGTTTTCACGAAAGAGGAATTGTATCTTCAAAAGGAGATGTGGCAGCAAATATGATGAGACAAGGTGTTACTATGGGTGTTTCATCTCGCGGTGTTGGTTCTTTAGTTAAAAAGGGAGAACAAAATGAAGTACAAGAAGATTTTGAACTTATTTGTTTTGACTTGGTTTCATCACCTTCTACACCTGGAGCATACCTTTACTTAAATAAGGAAGATAGGCCAAAATACGAAGAAAAATTATCAGAACACCAAAATGCTGAATCAAATCCTTTGCAAGGGTCTGTTGACTTAATGAAAAGATTATCCGATTATTTAGGAAAATAATTAATTATGGATGAAAAATATTTTGTAGCAAGAGTCACAACTGATATGGTTGATGATAACACAGGAAAGGTAAAAAAAATTAAAGAAGAAAAATTGGTTAGAGCGTTCTCACCAACAGATGTAGAAGCGAAAGTAACAAAAGCGTATGAATCCTATACTATGGATTGGAGAATTACTGCGATTGTTGAAAGTAAAATTGATGAGGTAATTGAATAAAAGTTAAACTGATTTTATTTAGAAAAGGGAGTACAAATTGTATTCCCTTTTTTTGTTTAAACTAATTTTTTTTTAATAGAAACCAAAATAATCAAACTTTTTTAACAAAACAATATATTTATCTAAATAAAAATAAACGCATAACGCATTTTTTATAAAGATGAATAACGTAAAAAACAAATCGGTAGTAGAGGAAACCTTACTTCAAATCAAGGCGGTTGAAGATGCTATCAATGAAAATGCAAAAGGAATACTTGCAACTACAATGAAGCAAGAAATCAGTGAATTAGTAAAGGAATCATTAGGTGGTTCAAAAAAATCAAGGTCTTTACGAGAACAAGAAGAAACCCCAGTTGAACCTGAAGGTGACGAAATGGAAGACGATGGTAGTGAAGATTTTGAGGAAGTAGAAACTGAAGTTGATACTGAAGTTCCTTCAGCAGATGCTGAAATGGGATTTGAAGTTGATGCTGAAGTAGATAATCAAGAGACAATGCCCCCACTTGATATGACTCAGTCCCCAATGTCTGATGTTATGAAAGTTTTCAAAGCAATGGGTGATGAGGATGGAATTATTGTTAAGAAGGATGAAAGTGGAAATATCCACTTAACTGACACTAACAAAGGTTCTGATTATCTTATTCAAATGGATGGTATGTCTAATAGTGAAATGCCGATGAACGCAGAAACTACAGAAGGTGTTTTGTACGAGTTAAGTTTTGAAGACGACGAAATGGATTATGAAATGGATGACGAAATGGATTATGAAATGGATGACGAAATGGATTATGAAATGGATGACGAAATGGATGGTTTTGAAGAACTTGATATGGAGTTTGAAGAAAATGTTAATCCAATGATGACAAAAGGTGAAACAGGTTCAATGACATCAGAAAAAGACGAAACTCTTTATGAGCTTGAAGTTGAAATGGATGAGATGGATGACTTGGAGGAAGCATTCAAACCAAAAGGTAGAGTTGGAAAAATGAAGTTCAAATACCCATCTAAACTCAAAAGAGGTGTTACCGAAATGGGTGACATGGAAAACGAAAATGAGTGGAAAGAAATGGAAGATATGGACGGAATGGTTGAGGGCGAAGATGAAGACGAAGATGGTGAAATGGGTGAAGCATCAAGAACTTTAGGTAACGGTAAATACTGGGGTAGAAAAGGTCTACCTAAACCAAAGGCGGCTCCTAGACACATCAGAGTTGAATCAGTTAACACTGAACTTAATTTGTTAAGAGAAAAAAATGAAGAGTACAAAAAAGCTCTTGATTTCTTTAGAAACAAATTAAATGAAGTAGCAGTTTTCAATTCAAATCTAGCCTATTCTACAAGATTGTTCACAGAACATACAACTACAAAACAAGAAAAAATAAATATTTTAAGAAGATTTGACAATGTTGAATCTTTAAAAGAGTCAAAAACTCTTTACAGGACGATTAAATCAGAATTAGACGGAAAAGGTGGGACAAACACCATTAAAGAATCAATTGAAAGAAAAGTGATTAGCACACCTTCAAACGGTTCATCATCTAATTTGATTGAAAGTAAAACTTATGAAAATCCACAATTCTTAAGAATGAAGGATTTGATGGCAAAAATAAAATAAACATAAAAATAAACTCTAATTAAAAAAAATAAAATGGGAGCATTATTAGAATCAGGTCTTGTTGGTAACATCGGTCTTAAGCACCTTAAAGTTATCAAAGAAGATACAATTAACAAATGGGATAGATTAGGATTCCTAGACGGACTTAAAGGTCACGTAAAAGAGAACATGGCACAATTATATGAAAACCAAGCGTCTCACCTAATTAACGAAGCAGCATCTACTGATAGTTCAGGTTCTTTTGAAACTGTAGTATT